AACACTAGGTGGGCATACACATTTCAAAATCTTGCGTATATAACCCGTGTTCAACAAATTCTTGCAATTAAAGATAAGTATGAATATATTGTCATGGAAAGATCTATTTTTACAGACAGGAATGTTTTTGCTAACATTTTGGAAAAAGATGGTCACATAAATAAAATAGAAAAAGGTTTATACGATCAATGGTTCGAATTTCTCAAAAAAGATGTTAAAGTTGATGGATATATTTACATTAAAGCTGACCCAAAAACTTCACTTGAAAGAATTAGAAAAAGAAATAGACCAGGAGAAGAAAATATTACATTAGAATATTTAGAAAAATTACACAAAGCTCATAACGAATGGTTAATTCAAGAAAATACTACAAACATAGACGGTAATGACGAGATGTCTAATGACTATATTCATAATATATACTGTCAGATTGGATGGATAATTAAAGAGTCTAGAGGGGAAGTATATAGAGATAAATAATTATGTTGTATTAGACTAATGGATAATTATTGGACTATCCACGGAAAGAAGTATGATCTAAGGGAATTTATTGAAAGACACCCAGGAGGTAAAGATACTATTCTTATGACTCAAGGTAAAGATTGTACAGAACTTTTTGAAAGTTATCATACATTTACTAAAAGACATACATTATTATTAGACAAGTATTATATAAAAGACGTACCTGATTACAAAAGTGATTTTGATTGGGATAATACTCCTTTTTATGATGAATGTAAAGCGGTTGTAAAAAAATATTTTTCACCTACAGGAAAAGAATCTAATGGAGAAATTATAAGAAATTCTAAAATACCTTGGAAATATGCTTTTGGATATTTCATAGGTTTTTTACTAATGCTTTATTCATTTTATCGTTTTTGTATAGGAGATTTTTATGCTATTTTTTATTTTCCTGTTTTATATTGGATTATTGGAAGTGAATGTATGCATACTGGAAGTCATTATGGATTTTGTACATACCCTATTGTAAATAAATCAATATCTTATATTGGTAATTTCCATTGTCAATATTATATTTGGAGTTTTTTTCATATTATTGGTCATCATCAACATACAAATATTCTTGACAAAGATCCAGACCTAGAACATTTTTTACATGAAGATTATTCTATACCTGGGTACAAGGTACATAAGAAACAATATATAAATTACAGTTCACTTTGGAAATTTATATTTCACTATACTGAACCGTTTCTAACTTCTTTTGGTATATCTCTATTAGAAGTTTCTTCTTTTTTAGAAAAGAAGAAAATTTATACTGTTAATATTAATGAAGAATTTATTGATATTATAAGAAATGATCGTTTAATAGTTAAATTATTACACATACTTTTCATTGGGTGTTATCCTCATGGAATTTTAAAAGGGTTTTTTGCATTATTTTGGGCATGGAATATACATGGTAAACTTTTTAATTTTTTTTCACAGGTATCACATTTAAATGAAGGTTCTATGGTTGAAGTTGAAAAGTACAAAAAGAAAAAAGACAAAAAAAAAGTTGAATGGGCTATACATCAAATGTTAAGTACGATGGACTATTCTCAGGATAATATATTCATGAGAATATTTACTTGTAATCTAAATTATCAAATAGTTCATCATATGTTTCCAAGTGTCTATCCAGCTCATTATCCAGCTATTAGAAAATTACTTATCCCTATAGCTAAGAAATATGATATAGACTACGAAAAAAGGTCTTCTCAAACTTTTAGTGAAGCTCTTGAAAATTATTTTAATTGGATATACAGTCTTAATGAAGACCCAAAAGAAAAAGTTTTATGTATGAGAAAAAGTACTCTCTACGGAATCATAGGAACTTCTGTTATGATAACTACAACTTTTGTTTTACCTATGTATTATTTATTTTAAATTTTTTATGTTGTTATAATATAACATGACAACCAAAAAGAAAAAAGATTTTGGTCATTATTTATATGAATATGGGATTTCTGGTTCACTAATGCTATTTAATATATTATTCTTAATATTTAAGATAACAGAAAAATACAGTATTCCAAAAGTAGCACCTGGGTCAGACGAAGTTAAAAAAGGTATAGATGAAGTTAAAAAAGCAAAGCCAATATTAGATTGGATATTTTTTATATTATCCGTACTTGGAGTAGGAGGTACTATTGTTACAGTAATTAGATATGTTGATAAAAAAGGAAAAACAGATTTAACAAACGTAATATTAGCTGTAATTTTAGCAGTTATTAATCTTTTTACTGGTGTTTTGTTAGTTTCTCAAGATACAAATAAAATTATAATTGAAATAAAAAAAGAGATATTATCTACTGGGGTATCAGTTTTGAATATAGTGTATTACGTAATATATACAATAGTTAGTATACTTAGTTTTATTGAACTTACAAAAAGAGCTTTAAAATAAATTTAAATTAAATTTTTACAAGATACAATTTTATTGTAACTCTTAAAGATTTAAAATTAGTTATATTTTGGATTAACAATTTGTTGTAATAATCCATTGAGTAATTGTCTTACTGGACCGAAACCAGAAAGGAAAGTAAATAAAACAAAAATAAATACCATAGAGAAACCCATATTTTGGTAGGCTTTCTTAGTTGATTTTTTTTGTTCTACATCAGCTGTAAACAAGGAAACTTGGTAAACAATTAGAGTCAATATTCCAGTAAAAATACCAACACCTTGTATACCACTAGTTGCCGTTCTAAATGTTGAACCAGGTGCACCTACTGCATTCATATAAGCAAAAGCATAACCAATGACAGAAGCCACTAGGAGTACAACAAAGAATCTATTGAATGGTTTAACAATTTTTTCGTTGTCTGTTTGTTCACTTTCAGAAAAAGGACTGAAATTTTTTGGAATAACATTCAAAAGGTTAATTCCTCCCAATACAATTCCACTGAAAAGAATGTTATTAGCATAAAATGGGGCTTGACTTGCAAATACTGGTGTGTCTAATAAAACTGTTTTTAAAGTATCCATTATGGTTATAGCAAATATTTTTTTTTAAAATTAATTATTTCTTCTTTCGCCTTTTAGATGGGTTTCTTCTTTTTTGGCGCTTTCCAAAAGCTTTATCTGATGGGGTTTGAAGTGGGTTTTTAGTAATATTTGAATTTATTTTTGCTTGTTGTTCCATTTCCGCCCTTTTATTTCCTCTAACTTGATCATAAAAGTCTTTTCCAAATGATTTAATTTTTGATACAGTATCAAATAATTTATTCTTTGCTTGTAATTGATCAAAAGAATCTCCTATAGCATTTGCACCAAATATTGATATACCACATATAAGATCAAATGATGAAAGAGTTATATTTAAAATTTCTATTATAGTTTTAACTACTTTAACCCAATCTCCTTTACCATAAGATATAAAACAATTACCCAAATTAGCTAAAAAATGTATAGCAGATGTTATTCCGAATAAAAATATACTTTTTTGATATGCTTGATTAGTGTACAATACACTAAGTTTATTTTTAAAAATAATAAACCATACGTAAAACCAAAGTCCCGTTTTAACTAGGGTTAACAAAGTTTGTCCTCCTCTCCACATAGTTTTATACGTAAGTTCAGCTTGAGAATCATCTAAATCTATTAATGAAAATATACTTAATGCAATTGAAAGTGCAGAAATACCAATAACTCCAATTAAACCTATACTTGGTGTTGGCATTTGTTAGTAATAAATATTTTTTTTTTAAAAATTAATATTTTTTCTTTCTCCTTTTAGGTGGGTTTCTTCTTCTTTGACGCTTTCCAAATTCTTTTTTTTCTGGATTTTCTGCTTTTACTTCTTCTTTTGTATCATTTATTCCTGATGCATCTTTTAGTCCTGTTGATGCTGATCCTGCTGCTGGTCCTGCTGCTGCTGCTGCTTCTACTTGATTTTCTCCTGATTCCTCCCCTGGTGTTTCTGCTGGTGTTTCTGTTGTTCCTGTTACTTTTTCTTTCAGTTTTTTAATAAAAATACCAATCACAATAAGAACCAATGAAGATACACAAGAATAAATTATTTTTATTATTTTATTAGCTTCTTCATCTGATATAACACATACTAATACAATATAAATAATGTTAACTACTAAGTGAGGTATTAATAACCAGAATAAACCCGTTTCTTTAGTAATTTCTTTAGAACCTCCATAAATAAGAGGATTTTTATATAAATTTATCATTACTAAAAGAGAAATAAGAGCATGTATAACATTAACTATTTTACCTCCAATATCATTTTTAATTACTCCAAAACCATTTAATGCACCAAATAAAGCATTAAGACCAAGGTGTGTTATTATGTAAACTGCAGGTGTTGAAACTAGTGACAAGAAGACCATCTTTAATCAATAACAATATTTTTAACGAAGAATTTATTTAAAAAATAAAGTATATGTATTTATTATGACAAACAGGTTCCTAGGTTTTTCTAAAGATTCCAGGTTAATAACTGTTTACAAGAATGAAGATTATATGTATCAATTTAATAATGCTGTTGTTGGTATTCAATTGTCACGCTCAGCTAAAGGAAACCTTAATCAATTGGTAGGTATTGTTAGATATCCTCCACAAGATATTTGGAATAAAACTATTAAAAGAGGTTGGAAATATTACGAACTTAGAAGTAATGATTTGTTTTATTTCAAAGAAGTTGAAGTTTGGTCTTCATCAAAATACAACGCGTCAATAGAAAATTGGGACGCTAATACTACAGCTTTTCCACAAACAGATTATATTCTTTATTATAGAAGACCTTTTACGTCAGCTATTTCAGTAACAGTAGATTACCCAAGTAAATACCTTTTTTACACTTACGCTCAACTTGGAAGAGTTATGTTTGGACAACAACAATCAGGAGGAGGATATAAAAATAGCACTGCCTATAAAACTTCCAGTCATTACTTATGGGGAGACGAAGGTGGAACTAATTCAGAAAGTTCTTCTTTCAAAGAATATTTAATAAAATTAACAACTGTTAATACAAAAGCTCTTGGTTCAGCTTCTACTACTAATAATTATTCTGATAACACTACTACAGTTTACGGAACTCAGTCAAAAACTTATAAAATAAGTCTTCTTAACAATAAATATACAGTAGATTTCAAAGAAGCTCCTAAATTAACTTTTGTAAGAGGCAATACTTACGTCTTTAATCTTCTTGATAATACCACAAACGGTAATAATATTATAATAACTACTTCATCTATTGGCGGTAATAACAATGGAGTTTTTACAACTGGAGTTACGGGAAGTGGAACCAAAAATTTATCTTTTACTGTACCCACAGGTACTGCTACGCCTACTGTATTGTATTATCAAAGTAATTCTAATCCTAACCTAGGTAATGTTATATTCATTGTTGATAACCATACAGAAGTAACTACTAATACAACTACAAGGAGTATTACAACTACAACTGTCAATAATTATAGAATTGTTTATGACTGTAATCGTTTCT